ATTATGTCAATGGTACGGATTATTTGGCAGATGTACGGAAAGCATTAGGAAAGAGTTAAAAAAGTAAAAAGAAACGGCATAGGAGCAGGCACGGGAAACCGTGCTTTTCTTATGCCTAAATCCAAGTGGAGGTAAAACAAAAATGGAAGATACGAAGATTGCAGAAATGAACGAAAAGACAGCATTACAGGCAGCAGAGGAAGCAGAAAAGGAAAAAGTGACCGATTCGGACACACAGGCAGAGGGCAAAAGAGTAAAACTCTCTAAACCGTACACATACGAGGATAAGACATACACGGAGTTTGTGTTTAATTTTGACGGTCTTATCGGTAAAGATATGCTTGCCATTGAAGCGGAAATGGCAGCAGTTGGGGAATTTGCATTATCCCCGGAAATCTCTACATCTTACCTGTCAAAGTTGGCAGCAAGGGCAGCGAGGGTAGGAAGTGATGTAATCGAAAATCTGCCTATCCGTGATTTTGCAAAGGTAAAGGATGAAAGCAGGAATTTTTTACTAAGTGCGGGTTTGGCAAACTAAAAAACCCGGCTAAATGGATAAGAAGAAACTGCATTTTATTAGCAAGGGAAACAAATACAGGTATTGACTATTGGCTACACCTTACCGTGAGAGAGTTAAACACTTGGATTACAGAGTATAACGAAATGGTAGAGGAAGAAAAAGCAGGAAAGGGAAAGGAGTAGGTAATGGCAGGAACGGCAAAACAGTATGAGTTGCTTTTTCAGTTGTCGGCGAAGTTAGGACCGAACTTTTCCCAATCCTTTAAAAATGCGTCTAAGGTAATGAACACCCTACAGACGGACTTAAAAAGTGCCAATCAGAAGATACAGGATGTTTCAGCATACCAAAAACAGCAGACAGCGGTAGCAAAGAGCAAGGACAGGGTTAAGGAACTGGAAGCGGAGCATGACAGGCTTACGCAGGAAATCCAAAAGACAGGACAGGCTACACCGGAACTCACAAAGAAACTTGAAGCCAATGAAAAGGCAATGCAGAAAGCAAAGGACCAGACCGCAAGCGAAGAGCAAAAGTTACAGGAATTGGACGAAACGCTAAAGCAGGCGGGGATTGATACCAATAACTTAGACAAGGAAACAGAGGAATTAAAAAACACCTATCAGAAGTTAGAGGATACACAAAAAAAGGTTCAAGCAATAACGGAGAAACAGGACGCAAATAAACAGGCAATATCACAAACAAAAACAGAGTTAGTAGGTCTTGCGGGGACAGTAACGGCTCTTGGAGTTGCGTTTTATAAGGGGCCGGTAACAAAGGCAAAGGACTTTCAAGCCGAAATGTCAAAGGTGCAAAGTATCAGCGGTGCGAGTGCGGAGCAGTTGGCAGAATTAAGCGATAAGGCTAAACAAATGGGTGCTACAACAAAGTTTACGGCAACCGAAGCAGGAGAAGCCTTTGAGTATATGGCAATGGCAGGCTGGAAAACAGGGGATATGCTTGACGGTATCGAGGGCATAATGAACTTGGCAGCAGCAACCGGAGAGGACTTGTCTACGACCTCTGACATTGTAACGGACGCATTAACGGCGTTTGGACTTACCGCAAAAGATACAAACGCATTTGTGGATGATTTAGCACAGGCAGCGAGAAGTAGTAATACGGACGTGTCAACAATGGGCGAATCATTCAAACAGGTAGCAACGGCAGCGGGAGCGTTGGGATACAACACAAAGGACGTGGCGGTTGCACTTGGAGCAATGGCAAACAGCGGATTAAAAGGCGAGAAATCGGGTACTGCATTGGCAAAAATGCTTACACGAATGAGCGGAACAAATGAAACGGCTACTAAAGCAATGAAAGAGTTAGGACTGGAAATGTTCAACTCTGACGGAAGTGCTAAAGATTTGTCGGTTGTACTGAATGATTTACGCTCTAAATTCTCAACATTGACCGCAGAGCAGAAAGAAAATTACGCTTATCAACTTGCAGGACAAAGCGGAATGAACGGATTACTTGCGATTGTGAATACATCAGCAAGTGATTGGGATAACCTTACGGACGCCCTAGCAAATTCCAACGGAACGGCTGCCGAAATGGTAGACATTATGCAGGATAACCTTGACGGAGCATTAACCAAGGCTCAATCTGCATTAGACGCTCTACAGGTTGCGTTAGGAGAAGCGTTTTTACCGACTATACAAAGTGCGGTGGAATCAGTTACGGTCTACATCTCTAAAATGGCTGATTTTGCAAACGCACACCCGGAAGCAATACGGCTTATCGGAAAGGTAGCAGCGGGATTAGTAGGGTTAAAAGCAGGAGGTTTACTTGCAAAACTTGGATTCCTACAGGTAAAAGGCGGTATTTTGTCAATCCAAAAAGCCTTTACAATGATTAAGGGATTAGGGATTACAAAGTACATAAGCGGTATATCCGGCGGATTCGGCGGAATAGCAACAAAGATTCTGCCACTTGTGGGGATTATCGCAGCGGTGGGCGGTGCTATTTACATGGCATCTACCCACTTGGAAGAGGTAAGAGGTTTTATACAAAAAACATTCGGTGACGAGGGATTAGCCGTATTTGATAAATTGTGGGGGATAATCCAACAGGTAGGCGGTGCAATCAAGGAAGCGTTCTTTTCGGGCGGTGCAGGGGTGCTTGATACATTACAGGGAATCTTACCGAGTATCATAAACACCTTGCAGACAGGATTACTACCATTACTGCCAATGGTTGCAGATTTGGTTACGCAGATTCTACCGCTCATAGGGGAACTTGTAACATCATTGCTACCAGTAATAGGCTCTCTCATATCGGCAATATTGCCAATACTGGCAACATTGGTAGCGGAAATACTGCCCGTGATAGTTTCCCTTATATCGGCGGTTTTGCCGTTGGTTATGCAGATTATACAGACCGTATTACCTATTCTGATTCAGTTAATTAACACAGTTGTACCGATACTCACGCAGATTATACAGGCAGTATTGCCTGTTATTATCCAACTCATACAGACACTTTTACCGATAGTGACACAGATTGTAGAAAGTGTGTTGCCTGTAGTGATAAGCCTACTAAACACACTTTTACCGATTTTTGAAACTATCATATCGGCAATTTTACCGCCGTTATCGGCATTGCTACAGGCTCTTATACCTGTAATTCAGTTGGTGGCGGAGATATTCGCTAGTGTGCTTGGGTCAGCGTTGCAAAGCGTAAGTAATATCATTCAAAGTGTTATGCAGATATTCCAAGGCTTAATAGATTTTGTTACAGGCGTGTTTACTGGAAACTGGTCTAAGGCTTGGGAGGGAGTAAAAAGTATTTTCAGCGGAGTATTTAGCGGTTTGGGCGAGATATTCAAAGCACCATTCAGAGCGATTGTATCCGTGATAAATACAGTAATCGGCGGACTTAATAAGTTAAAGATACCGGATTGGGTGCCGGGGTTAGGAGGAAAAGGCATTAACATACCTCTGATACCGACATTTGCAAAAGGTACAAACTCAACGCCGGATACCTTTATCGCAGGCGAACAGGGGCCGGAGTTGGTAACAGGTGCAGCAGGGCGAAAGGTATTTACGGCAGCACAGACAGGCACGATTTTCAATAACCTGTCACAGACACAAGACCTAAACGCTACGGCAAGCGGTGTAAACGCAAACTTGACAGGTGCAGGAACGATTACGCTACAGGTTACAAACTCTCCTACGGTAGTATTGCAGGGAGGAAGCAGCGGACAGGACACAACGAGCATTAAAGAGCAGTTGGCACAGTATGACGAGGAATTTTTGGAAAAGTTGCGGGAGATTATCCGTACAATTCTGAAAGAACAAAAAGAACAGGAGGGCAGGGTTGCTTATGCTTAATACATATACGACAATTTCCGGGGACACTTGGGATATTGTGGCTTATAAAGCCTATGGCAATGAAATGTATATGGATACGCTGATTAAGGCGAATATAGAGCATAAGGATACCTACATTTTTCCGGCAGGGGTTTTACTTACCTTGCCGGAAATTGATTTAGAGGTATCGGAATCATTGCCACCGTGGAAACAGGGGGTAACAGAAAGTGAGTAATAAGACACTTGCAAGGCGAACGTATGTAAAACTTACATTCAAAGATACAGACATATCAAAAGACCTCTCTAAATATCTGTTATCCCTTTCATTCACGGACAAGGAAGAGGACGAAACAGACGATATATCCATATCGCTTGATGATAGAGAGGGAAAATGGATTAAGGATTGGCTAAACACCAATAAGGCAGGCTCTAAAACGACTAAAACGACAAGCGAGGTAAAAGCAGGAAACATAGTACAGTTTAAGGGCGGACCGGTATACATTTCCTCAACGGCAGCAGAGCCGACAGTAACAAGGGGAGCGAGCAAGTGCAAATGTACAATAGCAAACTCCAACGCACACCCATACCACTTAATATCACAGGACGGCAAAAAGGTTTACGGTTGGGTCAATGCTTCAGATGTTGAGGGCGATACGGTTACAACAACAACGACAACCAAGGCTACAGAAAAGAGGGCATTTAAGGGTACAAGAATACACGCTATGGTAGTACAGAAAAATCCCTACACGGACGGAAAGGACAAAGTGCTTGATTGTGGCGTGTTTGAAATAGACAGCGTGAATTATACGGGGCCACCGCAGAAATTAACGATAAAGGCTACATCCATACCGTATAAGTCGAAATTAAGGCAGACATTGTATAACAGGACTTGGGAGAATACAACACTTAAAAACATGGGTGCGAAGATTGCAAAACGCAGCAGTATGAAGTTTATGTACCTGTCAAACTCTAACCCGGTTTATAAGCGAAAAGAGCAGATAAACATGACGGACATAGCCTTTTTACAGAAAATGTGCAAGAACGCAGGAATATCATTAAAGGTTACATCCAATACAATAGTGCTATTTGACGCTGCCGATTATGAGAAAAAAACAGAAATCAAGAAAATAAAGGCAGGAAAGGGAAACATACTTAGTTACAGTTTCTCAACGAAAACGGCGGATACCGCATATTCCGCCTGCCATGTAAAATATACAGACCCGAACACAAAAAAGACCATAGAATACACATACAAGCCGGATAACGCAAATTCGGACGGTCAGACATTGGAAGTCACGCAGAAAGTCAGCAGCGTTGACGAAGCGAAAGAATTAGCGAGGAAATCCCTTAGAGCAAAGAATAAGGGGGAAACAACGGCGGAATTTACCCTTGTAGGAGATGTGGACTATGTAGCAGGGGCAACGGTAAGGGTGTACGGATACGGAGAATTTAACGGCAAGTACATCATTGAACAGGCTACCCACAACATTACAGGAGGGTACAAGGTCAATATCAAACTTAGGTCATGTTTGGAGGGTTACTAATGAGCAGTAAATTTGATGATACAGATATGCAGGAACTAAAAGACCTTGTAAGAATCGGGGTTGTGAGCAGCGTAAACAAAGGGCAAATGACAGCAAGGGTAAAGATACAGGAGCAGGGCATAGTGACCGGGGATTTACGCATTGTGCAGAACACACCTCTAATAACCGTGCAGAACAAAGACAGCGGTACAGAGTGGAACTACAAGGCGGAGTATACAGGGTACGACAGGGATTTAGGCTTGGGAGAAACGTACAAAAAAGAATACCCGGACACGATAGTAACGGATTACGCAGGCAAAGAGCAGACAATAAAAATATATCCGTGGATACCGTACATAGGGCAATGGGTACTATGTATCTTTAAGCCGGGCGGGGACGGGGACGGATTTATCATAGGAGGTATTTAATGGCAAAGATTGGAACGCTTGGCGATATTGTCTTTACGGTATCGGACAGCACGGTAAAGACCTTTGATGATTTGCAGATAGAGAGCAAAACCAATTACGCAAAGCACACAAGGCATAACAAAAAGCCGTTGTTGGAATTTCAGTACAACGATACAGACACGGCGAGTTTTTCCATGTACCTGTCTGCATACCTTGGCGTAAACCCTTTAAGCATGATGAAGAAAGTAGACAAATACAGAAAGAAAGGCAAGATATTATCACTCGTGATAGGCGGTAAGAAATACGGCACAAAATGGGTTATTACCTCACACTCAAAGGGGTTAAAGCGGTTCGACAATAAAGGAAATCTGCTTGTGGCAGAAATAAAAATATCGCTTGAAGAATACCCGGAAAGGTAGGAGGAAATGAGCAGAACAGTAGACACAACGGAAAGCGTGGAACTCAACATAGAACCGCAGACGGTGGAAGAGGAAGTATTACAAAATCTATGGTTTCTGTTTAGTACAATCGAGTATCAGATACCGCTTGACAGAGGGCTAGGACTTACGCCGGATTATGTAGACAAGCCGATAGAAACGGCAAAGGCGTTAGCAACCACAGATTTATACGACAAGGTAGAGCAGTACGAACCGAGGGCGGAAATCGTAGACATATCGTTTAAGATAGAACCGGAAACAGGAATATTAAAACCGATTGTGGAGGTGGAAATAAATGGCGAATACGACAACGAGGAATATACCGAGTAACTTACCAGAGGTTGAGTTTGTAGATACAGACACCGAAACATTGGTAAATAAACTCATAGCAGGATATGAAGCAACTACAGGGAGGACGCTTTACCCGGCAGACCCGGTAAGGGCGTTTATATTATGGCTTGCAAGCGTGATTATACAGGAAAGGGTAGAGATAAACGAATCTGCCAAGCAGAACTTACCGAGATACGCAACAGGAAATAATTTGGATTCGTTAAGCGAGATTTTCCATAATGTCAGCAGATTAGAGCCACAGGCAGCAGTTGTTACATTGGGATTCACTATATCAACGACATTAACGAGCGATTACATTATCACAGACGAATTAGAGGTAACGGTTGACGGAAATA